TGTGTCAATAAATCAAAAAAAGAACCAGATAGCGAACTAGTGGAAAAAGTAAAGGCTGAAACTCCTGAAGAAGTAACAAAGGAATCAGCACAGGCTTTCTTAGACTTAGCTAAAGTACAAGGAAAAGTAACAGAAAATGAGTGATAAAAAATACGTTGTTTATTACCATGAAAAAGTAAATGAATACTTCTATGACTATTATTCAAGATTTAACATAAATGAACAATATTCAAAACCTGTTTTATACAGTGATGACTTTGAATTAATAGAGAGAGCAAAAAATGAACTCAATGAACAACTACAAGAACAAAGCTATTAATTTACACGCTGAAGTGTATGGCTGGTTATATCGTGCATTAGATGAGATGATAAAAGCAGAATGGCACAATGACGAACTTTTAAAAGTATGGCTTGGTCGTGCTGAATTTCTAGTCAGACAGTCTAAAAAATTGCATACAGCTTGCGAAAATGATTATTCTAAGCGTGCATTGATTAGGGCATTACAATTAAAAGTAGAAATAAATAAAAAAATATCATCTAATATTTGACAACGATAATTAATTTTGGTATAATAGTATATATAGAAATAAAGGAGAACTAATGATAACATCTTTTGAATCACTAGCCGAAAGGCGATTAATAACTATTAATTATCATAAAAAAGATAGTCAGCAGTATATCAATAGCTTAAATTACTTTGAATATGCTCGAATATACTTCGAGAAAAATGGCTTTCCAGAAGATAACAGGAGAGTTTATCAAAGTGGCAAACGAAAAGGTCAAAAGGTTGGCTGGCCTGATAAAGAGGAAAAACAGCAAAAAGAAGACATCAGGAATTTTATATATGGAAAGCAACTACAAAAGTTTAAAAGCAGAAGAAAAAGCTAGTAAACATTATGCTAGAGGCGTCAGAAAGCTATCTAAAGAGCTTGAAGAGATGAATGAAACAAAGTATAGGGTTGGGCCTAACGAGTGCCTGTATGGCTTGATAAATGACTTGTGGAACTACTGGGACGACGGTTATATTTTACCAATGCTTAAATATAATATCGAAATTACAAGACAAGGGGATGTATTCATCGTAGAAAGAGGAAAAAATGAGCGTATTTGAAACCTTAAGCGTCATTAATGTCAATGACAAAAAGAGTAAAAAAAACAACCTTGATTATTTGAGTTGGGCGTTTGCTTGGGCTGAGGTAAAAAAAGTATATCCTGAAGCTAATAGTAAAGTTTATGAAAATGAACAAGGTTTAAACTATCACACAGACGGTCGCACAGCTTGGGTTAAAGTTGGTATGACTATTGAGGGCTTAGAGCACCTTGAATACTTGCCTATAATGGACTATCGTAACCAATCTATTCCAGTTGAAAAAATTACTTCAATGGACGTAAATAAAGCCATTCAACGTGGGCTGGTTAAGGCAATCGCTCGCCATGGGTTAGGATTATATATCTACGCAAATGAAGATTTACCTGACTTGACAGAAGAACAGAAAGAACTTGAAGCTGAAAAGCAACGACTTCGTGAGATCCAGCCAGCACTAAATAGAGCTGAAGAACTTGGATATCCTAATATGGAACTACTTAGAACAAAGACAAAAAAAGAAATCTTTGACATCATGACAATTTGGAAAGCAACAGAGGGAAAATAAAAAATGGCAATCATCACAGTTACAGCACAAGCAAACGAAAAAAACACACGAACAGTAAACACAGCAAAAGGCGATAAGAAAATTATTTCAGTCCCATTGTTTGAAAAAGAAAAAGGGTCTAGCGTAAAAGTCGCGTATGGTTCGGCTTTCTTGCCTGACTTCATTCAATTAGGCGACATAGTAACGATCAGTGGTCGTGTACAAGCTAAGGAATCAGGCGAATATGTAAATTATAACTTTGTTTTTCCTGCTGTTGAAAAAGTGTTTATCCCTAATGATAATAGCAGTCAATCACAAGCCAAACAGGACTTATTTGGAAAATCTGAACCGATTGAAGTTGATGAATCAGAACTTCCTTTCTAGAAAGTTGGTTATATGTACACAGCAGAAGAGAGAGAGCAAATTATCGACATCGTGGATAAAATGAGCTTACTAAGACAAGACTTTGACGGAGCTTTCACTTGGATCAAGGAAAATGTATCAATGCCATTTGACTTTGACGGAGAACAGCAATTCATATCAGACTTGAAACAGCTAGTTAAAATTAACGCTTTGAAGTTTGGTAAAATATATGAGGGAGTATTAAATTGACAACATTAAGAGAACTACACAAAAAACTTAAAATTAAACAAACGCTTGACAACTATGTACGCAACACAAATAAAAAATACAAGTATAACTTTGTTCCTGATGAAATTCTTGGTGAGGGAATGGCTAAACTGATCGAGCTTAACACGCAGGGAAAACTTGGAAGACATGCACAGCAAATTGCTTACATCAATCATAACTTGAGCTTACAGCGACAAAAGGGACAACTGGAACAAGCTAACGAACGACTTGCTAAACGTGCTGAAAAGGCCCAAAAATTGCTTGACACGGAACTTTTGAAAGATAGCTACATCGAAACACTGGAAATGTTTAGTAAATTCAATTCAGCAAAACAATATACTATGTGGGACGACCTAGAAACTCCAACTAAAGTGATTGAGTTCATGGAAAAGAACGGAGTTAAACAAGGCAAATGGCTACGTCCTGAAGGAGTTGACGCTTGGTTCAAAGAACGCATTATTTGGTTCAAGAATAAATTGAAAGAAAAATAATTAACAATAAAAACTTTAGGCTTGATGGCTTAGAGTTTTTTTGATATAATAATACATATAGTTAAAGAAAGAGGTAATAACAATGGAATTAAAAGAATGTATCACTTGCGGAAGTCACAGCATTACTAATGGTAAATGTGATTATTGCGGTAACCAGTACGAAGTAAATGAAGACAAAATATTTTATGGTAATTCAACAGAAGGTGATTCATCATTAGATGATGATATAACTTTTCAAGAAACTCCTGCTGGTAAATTAATACTAAAAATCATGATCTATACTTTAGTATCTATTGTTTGGTTTGCTGTAACTGTATTTATCCCACCGCTGTTTATAATAACAATTATTTTATTAGTGGTCTATGGCATTCATCGCTTGATAATTAAAAAGAAATAGCTTATAATAGTATATAATTAAACTAGAAAGGTAACAATGAAAAGAAAATACTTTAATGATAAAAAATATTGCCATTGCTTCGATATACCAACGAGTGACGGCTTAGGGGTTTGCAAAGGTTGCAGAGGATTCGTGAACATCTGTTATAGTTGCGATCGCTGTTTGCACTGCTGGTTTACATCGCAGATTGAACTGTTTACTGAATATGATGAACCTAAGTTGCTAGAACTTATAGAAAACTGGAATAAATTTTACCAAATTAGAAAGACAAAGAACAGTTAATGTTTGACAAAGTAAAAGTAATTTGATAGAATAGAGTTATAAATAGAGGAGGACAAAATGAAAGATACAGTAAAAACTTTAATGATAGCTGCAGGCGTCGGCTTTACACTTATCGCTATCACTTGGATAGGTATAATCGCAACGTTGCTTATTACATGGCTTGGAGGAATTATCTAATGAACTTAAAAGAAAATCGGCACTATGCCAACGAATACGGTGTGGAACTTAACGAATACTTGAAACATAATTTTAACTACGAAGAGCTTGTAGGGTGGTATACAATGCAGGTATTGAAGTATCTAGTGAGAGCTGGCAAGAAAGATGGTGAAAGCTACGACAAAGACCGTAACAAGGCTTTAGACTATGCCAAAGAACTAGCTAACTTAAGTAACGAGAATGAGCTTACAGAGTACACTACTGAAGATATTATGGGCTTTATACAAGAACTAGCTGATGATTTTGAACGCTGGGAAGGAATAAAATAATTAAAAATAGTTTATTTTTGACAAATATAAAGTAATTTGATATCATAGTTTTATAGAAAAGGAGGTTAAACAGTGGAAACACAAAAAGCTATAAAGGTAGTAGCTTATAACCCTACGACGGAAGAAGAACTACACTTTAGCTGTAAGGCTCAATGTGCTAAGTATTTCGGTCTTAAACCTAATACAGTCATCAGGTGGCTTGATAACGGTAGACCTGTAATTGAACTGCTGATAGACCTAGATAGAAACCAAGTAGAAATTGAAAAGCAAAGTAAGCTAAATGGCTTTGAATTATTTACAATTAAGGAGTGGTTAGACTATGTGTAAAAAACGCAAATACACAAAAATGGGCGCTTTATATTCAATAGTAAATGCCCAGCATAACAAAAAGAAAGCTGATAAGATACCAGTTAGAGCTTATCACTGTAAGTGGTGCAATTTATATCACTTATCAAGTCAGCAAAGACTAAACATAAAGACAGGAGTAATTGGATAATGAAAGATGAATTTACATACTACACAGTATCTTGGATATTGGAAAAAGAAATTAAATCACGTAAGTTTTATGATAAAAAAGAGGCTTTAAAATGGAACGAATTACTTCCAGAAGAACAAAGACAAGAAGTTAAAAAGCATACAGAAATAATTGAGGTTATAGCATAATGACAAACGAAGAATTATATGAAAGAATCACTAGCAAGCTAAAAGAACAAGGTATCGCAATAAATCAGTTTGAGCTAAAAGTTAAAGCTGAAACAGGCAAATACCCTAACATAAGAATAACTAAATCACGCTTGAGCCTACCGAATACCGTAGCATTCCCTTATCTCACTATGTTTTTCAATGATGATGAAATGCACGAGCTTACACTTAAAAAAATTGACGATGTAGGTAATAACGGAGAAGCCTTTGACTTATTAGATGAGTTATTATATAGCTTAAAGCCAAGCAAAGAATACCTGTATAAGCAACGTTTGAAGCGTAGAATGCAAAGGGAGGCAATGAGATGATACTACACGAATACACAAGTCAGATTAATAGGTCAAAATATCCACAGCAAACAGCTAGAAAGATTGCTAATGACTTGAACAAAAATGACCCTTTTAATAATTATCTAGTGAGCCTTGAGCTTGGCTCTAAAAGGTATATTATTGAAAAATTTGAAATTAAAGGAATGAATAGATGAAACATTTTTTTGTAGAAGAAGACGACAATGGCAAAGAGATTAAGCGAAAACTAACAACTTTTGCTAATGATGATTTAACACAGCTATCAGATGATGAACTAGAAACAATCTATTATGAATCATCAGCTCAATTTTTAGCTAAAGCAATGCACTTCATGAAGATTGAGAAAGAACTATTTTCAAGAAAGAATGTAACTGTAAGTGATGAAATTCTAATAAATGCTGGCAATAATATTATTGAAGCAATTAATCAAGTAAGCAATTAAGCAACAAAAAGGAGAAGAAATATATTTATTTTAACAGATGACACAACTAGAAGTATAGCGCTGATTCAAAAAGCTCATAAAAAGGCGGATAAGGGCTTTAATGATATTGTGGCACAATTATATGAGCAAGAATTTAAAACGCAAGAGGAAGCAAAATATGAGTATATAAGACAAGCTAAGGAGAAAGCACTTGAAGAACAACGAGTTAGTGAAGAAAATCAACGAAGAGCTGAAGCTGAAAAACGAGCCGAAGCTGACAGAATCGCAAGAGAACATGATAAGGCAACTGAACAACCTGAATCCGAAAGGACGAAAGAAGTTAGTGGAGAAGATGAAAATGAGAGAGTTGTACCAAACGAAGCAACTAATGGCATTATTGGGCCGAATTGGTCTAGCGTAAGCCCAGAAATAGCAGCGAATTACATAGCAAGCAAGACAGGAGTAAGTGCTAGTAAATGGCTTGATGTTATTTATAAGGAATCGAGTGGAAACCCTTATGTTGAAAACCCTATTGGGTGCTGGGGACTATTACAGATTAATCAAAGCGTTCATGGTCAGGTATCACAACTTAGCCCTCAAGAATACTTAGACAAAGCTGTAAGTATCTATCAAAGTTCAGGTGGAACTGCATGGGAAACTTGGTAAAATATAAAGTAGCTAACAAATATATAAAATTTTAAAAATAGAAAGTAGGTATGTCCTCTTTAAAATATACTCATTTACAAAAGAAAACCACCAATTAAGGTGGCCTTTTTTATATTATTTTTCAGCTCGTGGAATGTCTTTTTCTTTCAAATCGTTAGCTTGTAAGAAACGCAAGTCCCAACGGTCTGTCCTAGTCCATTTATAGTGAATAATTTCTTTTCCCATTGTTTCTCTATAAATTTTGTTAATGATTGTAATTTGGTCATTATGGCTCAAAGCAATTGATTTAAGTCCGTTAAAGTAGTAGTAAGTTCCGTTTCCGTTTTCGTATGTAAATTGCATCAAATCTAAGTCTCCAATTTCTAAAGGTGTAGTATTATTTTGCCCTGTAAGGCGCTTGTTTAGTTCTGCGATAAAGTATGAACGACAACTCTCTACATTGCCACCGTGTACTTCTACGGAACGTCTAGGGCAACTTGTGCTTGAAAGTTCTTGGTGTAGCTTAACAGTATCACGATTAGGAGTTAGTCCCCATTGTTTCATGTATTTAGCTACGTCATCTAGTACCGCTTGTTCATTCCTCAAGAACTGGTTTAAATCGCCCTCTGACTGGCACACTTCCCAACTTGCATAGTTTGCATTACCGTATGAGTTAGCACAATGCCATGCCTTATTTGAGAAGTCAGAAGCCTGCAATCTTCCGTCATTTCCAATATAAACATGAGCAAAGCCATTTCCCGGGTTATGTGTAGGTAACCAGTTGTTGTAGAAGCCAGCGTTAGCACCGTTTGAGCCTGCGTCGTTGTGAATTACAACCCCAGTAGGATTATGCCCACGTACGCCAGCATTAGTTATATTCATTCTTTCTTATCCTCCGTTTGTTCTTCTTCGACTTCTGGAATATTTATACCCTCTTTTTTAAGAAGTTTAACTAAACCAGCGAACATAGGGCTAATACTTGCAATCAAATAAATAAATTGACCAACAAAATATAACAAACCTACGTTAATCACTGTTTTAGCAATATCAGAAGTTGATGGTGTTTGTGTAAAGTAGAAGACTGCGTATAAAACCCACAGGGAAAATATTACCGTCAAATCAATTACTAGTCTACGTTTGAAAGGTGGATCCATTCTTTCTCTATCTTTTACCCATGTAGCAAACAAAATTGCTAAAATTAAGATAGTCATTAATATCATTTTTGTAATCATAAAGGGTACTCTTTCTAATTTCTATAAAGTTTTACAATCATCATTTCGTGTTTTGAGCCACCGGGTCTGCCACTTACGTCACGTTTATCAAAGGTGTATTGTTGCCCTTTTTTGAGCCCAGAGTAGATAGCCTTTGCAGGCATGGACAAAGCTTGACCGTCATGACCGTTAGTATATCCTGTTGCCTCATAAATCTTATTTATTCCAGGGGGAGTAGTAATTCCTATTTCCCATTCTCCGCCACCATATCCCCAGCCATGATAAAAAAGTTCAACTTCTGCAGTACAGTCCCAAGGTGCAGTAAATGTGACTACATTTCCACCACCTTTATTTCCATAAAAGGCGACATAAGAATCTGCGAAACCTTTCATTTCCAAGCTATTTGTGATAACTTTATCTAAATACGTTACGTTGTCAGGTGTTTTGTCGCTTATTACTCCTATTCCATTTGTCGTTCTAATATCTATAACTACTTTTAGCACACCTGAATTATTATTTAAATCAACCTTGTTACTTTTGTCTGTGCTTTCTGCTGAAAGACTTACAGGGTGTGTTGTTTGCGTTAAGTCAATATTTGCATGAATATAGTTAGTAGAGTCAGCCTTTAAAGCTACTGTTTCGTTTAATAGCTCAAAATATCTACCGCCAGCAATAATTGAAGTGTTAACATATTGCACGTTAAGGGCTGTATTTAATGGACTTGACCAGTCTTTTCGTCTAATTGTTCCATAGTCCATTCCAGTCAACATCATGTATAACTTTCCGTCATTGTCTGAACCTACTGGAAACTCTGTACCAGTTGGACTGAAAAATGTAAAGTTTTTAATTGTCATTTTTGACCTTTCTTGAAATTATTTTCGCTTTATCTAAAACTGGGTTATCAGTAATTGATAGCTCTAATAATCTAAATTTTCTACCGCCATAAGGATAACCACCAATTGATACAAATTGACCGACATCGTACAAGAGCGTAGTTTCAATTCTAAGCGTGTTTTTGCTATTGTAGTATACTTTACCAGATAAAAGTTCTAAGTGGTCTTTACGTAGCTCTCTGTACCCTGTGAAGCTATCTATTCTATATTTGTCGCCATAAGTAGCTACATACTCATATAACATTTGGTTTGTCTCCACTTTCTACAAAAATAAGCCTATCATTGAACTCTGTTTTAACTCTGTCTGCTATGTAACCTGAATATAGTTTACCCTCATACCATATATCTACCAAGTCATTAACATACAAAGGCAATAGCTCATTTTGATTAAAGAATAATCTTGTGACTATCGTAGAGGGAGAAATTTCAGCCTTAATAGTAGAGATATCTGGAGGGTTTCCGTGTTCATCTCTATCATAAAATAATGTTTTAGCCACCCTTACTTCTGGCAAGTCTGTTCCGTCTCCGCCATAAGTACTATAGTCAATGACATCTCCGTTATTTTTGGCTGTATACATTTTAGGAGGGTCTGTATAGTCATCTGCGTTTGAACTTTTAACGAACACAACAACAAAATTATAAGCTGAACGTTCTACTATTGTTTCCGTGTCCTTTGCTACATTTTGTTTAATATCTACCCTTGTCGTGATTCTGTTTCTGTTCCAGTTTCTAGAAGCGAAGTTAATGAATAACAAGTTTCTAGGGTCTGTTTCAGACGAAGCATGTTGAATTGTTGTAGTTGGTTGAAATTGAACCTTAGAAAATATTCTTTTAGCTACGTCATGAGCTGATGAAGTTTTCGCTTTACGATTAATTGTAGCTTTTCCAGCAAAGATACTTGAATTGAATAAATAACCATAACTCATTAAATTATTTTTATTAGGGTCAATTAGATAGTCAATGATAGCGGAGTTTGTCGTTTTAGTTATTGCGTTTGGAACATCAAGGCTTTCAATCATTGCCCAAAAATAGTTCTTTAATGTGGCTTTGTTACTTTCATCTACACTTGTTACAAGATAAACCATATCTAAATTTAAGTTTCTTTTTTCACCTAGTGCTTCCTCGATTGGAACAACTTCAGGAAAAAGAATTTGAACAATGTCGCCAACTTCTACCGAAACGGTCAACGTAGCTGATGAAGTATAAAGATAACCCGTTTCCCACAATTCATAGTTAATAACTTGACATCTTGCCTTTGGTATTGGTAGACCTCTTTTGTCTTTTTCACCATTAGGAAGAGTAAAATCAGATATATTATAATAGTTAGGGTTAAAGTTATCATAAACATTAGCTTCTAACATTAAACGAAGTCCGCCTTTCTCTTGATTTTAAACTCTGCCTTAGTTAAATTGATTAACTCCATTTGACCGTGTTTGATTATACGTGTTCTGTATCGTTCAAAGTCCATTACAGGGAACAAATTTAATGAAGTCGTTCCGTTCCAGCCTTGATAAATTTCATCATTTACATCTGTATTGATTAAAATATAATCCTGTACCTGTTCCGTCTTAAACACAATTGCAGTATATTCATTCCCAATATCGTCTAAAAACCTAATTCCAGTAGGTGTTTTAGGTAGTTTCGGATATAATATCCCCATAAAACTAAATATTTCATCTTTTATATCCCAGCGGTCTAAACGATCTATATTTGTTTCTCCATAATAAGTGTAAGAAATTCCTTTGACATACTTATAGTGTCCTGGTGCTGTTCCACCATAAATTTTAGATTTACCAGCGATGACTTTACCGTTTTGAATTTTTTCAAAAGTTAAGTTTTCGTAGGTATACCACTTTGTAATTACATCGAACGTTATCTTTTCGCTAAAAGTTCCGTTTTTGCCATAACCCTCTGTCTTTGTAACATCTGCTAAAGCTAAATCGGCATACACCTGAAAAATCTCTGTTTGATATTCAAGTGTAACGAATTTTTTGTTAAGGATATCATTTACGAAGTCTTTCATTAGTTGATAGTTTTCTTCTAAACTTTCTCCAAACGTTTCTAGCTTAAACTCTATTTGAGGTTGAGTAATTGAGCGTGTTCCCATTACTCCGACACCGTTACTTCGCCAAATATTATTAGTTGACTGTAACCCTAAATTAGAGGGCTGATAAAATCTAACTTTTCCATTTGTAACGTCCCAAACTTTATCACCTGTTCCGTCTAAGTTGGTATGTATTTTGTACTGTCTTACCATTAAGCTCTCCCTAGTTCAAATTCTCGTCTGATTGCACGCGCTAAGTTAGAAACATCTTGACCAGCACCGCCTTGCACGTTGAATGTGTTATATGTTCTATTGTCGCTTGATACGCTGTTCGTACTCAAACCGTAACCGCTAGAAGATAAATTAACATCTGTTAAGCCCACTACCATAGAGCCTTTGAATAGTCCGCCAAGTTTACCAGCGATACCATTAATAGCTCCTGATATATTGTTAATTGTATTTGTTACACCACCTAGAACGCTGTTTATCATGCTACTGATCCCGCCGAATAGTCCGCTAAAGAAACTACCAAGCCCACTGAATACTCCTATTATTGCATTATAAGCATTAGAAGCGAACCCAGCAAAGGCGCTGAATGCTCCACTAACTGCATTTCTAGCACCATTGAACACTCCACTAAAGAAGCTAGCGACTCCGCTAAATACACCTGAAATTGCTCCCCAAGCGTTAGAAGCAAAGCCACCAAGAGAACTGAATACTCCACTTACTACACCACGAACAGCGTTGAATATGCCACTAAAGAAACCAGCTGCTGCACTCCATATTGAGCGAACTACTTCCCAAGCACTAGAAGCAAAACTTCCGATCGCGCTAAATACTGACGAAGCTACTGAACTAACAGCGTTAAATATTCCACCAAAGAAACCTGATAGGCCTTTCCATGCACCGATAACTAACTGGTAAGCACCGCGAATAATAGCCAAGATAAGTTGAAAAGCTGCATTAATAATTGATCCTATTAGGTTAAATATAGATTGATAAAAACTAATTAATGGTTGGAAAGTTGTGACGAACCAGTTATAAGCGCCTGTTACTGCACTAGCTATTGTAGCGAAAACATTAGTTATAATCGTCACTATTCCATTCCATAAGCCACTAAAAAATTCTGTTATTCCGTTCCATATGGTTTTTGTACCCTCGACTGTGGAAGTCCATAACTCACTAAACCAAGTACCTAAACCAGTAAAGAACTGTTTAATAGCTTCAATTGACTGCGATAAGAAGTCTACAAAACTCTGCCACGCCTTTTTACCTGTTTCGGTTTGAGTGAAGAAATAAATCAAGCCAGCAACGACCGCTGCAATTGCCACAGCTATGGCAACAAACGGATTAGCAATAATTAAACCAAACAAGGCTTTTACTGGAACCATAGCCATTTTCGCAACTGTTCCAATAGTTTTAAAAGCATCTATTACTCCTAATATACCTGTAGCTACCTTGAAAGCTGCAAATGCACTGGCAAGAACTACTAAAGTTCCTTTTAAGACTGACATAGCAGTTTTACTTTCACTAATTTTTTTCAAAAAATCAGCTATTTTTTTCGTTATTTCTGACAGTTTACCAGCAAATACAGCTATGCTCTTTGCTACGTTGTCTATACTTGTTGCGTTTTTCGTTGTTTCTGTATTTATTCCAAGAAATGAATTTATGACGTTTCCTATAATAGAAACTATGGAATCAAATGCGCTTTTTATGTTATCCCAAGCCTCTAAAAAAGCTAAAGTGGCTGCATTTTCTTGCAGTTTTTGAAACAAGTCTTGAAAATACTTAACTACATTTGATACAGCTTTACCAGCACTTTCTCCCCAGTCAGACATCTTGTCTATTAAGTCGCTAATGATAGGTGTTAAAGCGTCAAGCGTAGGAAGCAAAGCAAGCGATAATGTTTCGTTAAAACTATCCCATGCGTCGCTAATTGTCGTTACTCCGCCACCACCTGCTTTACCGAGCTTTTGCATAGCTTTGTCTAGCATTTCAACAGATATTGCACCTTCTTCACTAGCTTCTGCAAACGAGCTATACTGTTTTAAAGCTGGGTTCATTTCCATAACGGTTGATTTAAGAGCTGAACCAAGAGCTGTGTTATTATCTGTTAGCTGATTGATATTTTCAGCGGTAACTTTACCACTTGCTGACATCTGACCGTAAGCCTGAACTACACCTTTTAATTGTTCGCCAGTACCACCAAATGCTTGGTTAGCTTTTACTAATGCTTCTGTTTTATCGACCGCTTTTTTAGCAGTATCTCCTAAACCAATAAAGGTCGTTGAAAGTTTAATAGTATCTTCAGTATTTGCATTTGTAGCTTTAGCAAGATTCTGCATAGATTTGCTTACATAGTCAAAGTCTTGTCCATTGCCTTTGAACTTCATTGTATTTTGCAATGAAATCATGGCTTTTTGAGTATCCATTGCGTCAGATACCCAACCTTTTAAGCCATTACCGACAGCACTAACAGCACTTGCACCAATTTGCCTGAATGCACCAACCGCAATTTCTCTAAGACTGCTAAAGCGTGACTTCATGCCCTCAATTCCGCTGTTAATGCCCTTAGTATCCATTTTAGCTTCAATGTTCCAAGAGCCTGAACTAATAGCACTCTCGACTTGCCTAATTTCGCCCTCTAGCCTGTTAGCTTGTGTTTCTGCTGTGCCTAAGTCTCTAGTAAGCTGTAACCATTTCTTTTGACCTGCTGGAGAGCTTTTATCTACATTAGAGAGTTCTTCTTTTAATTTTGTCGCTTTGTCACGTGATAAGCCCAACTGCGTTTGTAAATTCTTTTGCAATTGTGCCATTTTTCCGGTATTTGTCGGGTCAAGTTTTAGAGCTTCACGTAAGTTTTTAGCTTCTCCTCTAAGCCCTGACATTGCGGTATTAACGCCTTTAAGTGAGTTTTCGAACTTTGTGGTATTACCATATATCTCGACCTCAAATGTTGCATTACTTGCCATTACATACCCTTTCTTTTACGCCTTTTCTCTTTTTCTTTTTCCTCTTTCTTCTTCTCTGCAATAAGTTCGATTATTTTATAAACAAGTTCTAGTTCCATTTCCATGAACTGTGTTATATCAATTTCGTTATTGCCTAAAACAGTCAAAAGTTCTAAAGTTTTATTTTCCTTTACAGTATCTTTCTTTTTCTTAATCAATGAACTAGAAGAAAAGAAGACCATATCGTCTTCCGTTTCCTCTTTTTCTTTAATAAAAACAGTTTTACAGAAGATATTGATTAACTCGTTAGTTGTAGGAAGCTCTGTTTTGTCGTCTAAGGCATTTTGTAGCCCTCCGTTACAATCTACCCAAAGTATCAATAACTTGTCTGTAAAGCTCTCCATTTGCTCTGTAAAGTCATCAGGAATATATCCAGCGACAAAAGAATTTTGTAGGTCTGCAAAGTCTTTCAAATCTGTAATAAAGTCCGAACCAGTAAGTTCTAAGTATCTAATTGCATGTTTTAAAATCATTTACAGTCCTTTCAGCTCATTAAATTTCTTTTTGCCACAGTTCGACCAGTTCTTTAAGTCCTTTACCGGCAGTATCGAACTCAAAGCTAGAACGGAAGTCTGAGAAGTCGCTTTTAGCTTTTACAATGTTATCTTGAAAAAGAGCCAAGTATAGACCATATTGAACGAACTCCATTACATCAGTAATTTCTCCGTCTTCTTTTTTAAGCTCTGTATCCATTGCTTTTTGTTGCTGGAAAAGGTCTTTCCCTGTAATCATTTTAAATTTACGTGCTGTACTCAATTGTTTTGCCATTTTATTTTATATTCCTTTACTTATTTAATTTTTAGTCTTATGAATGGTCAGTTACTGAAACTCCTGCGGTAACATCTTCATGACCACCAGCTAGAACTGTGTCAGGTTGCATGATGAACAAGCCGGCTTCCATTTTGTTTGCGAAGTCTTTTGCTTGGTCTCCCCAAATTTCGTACTCAATAGCAGGTACTTTTTTATCGCCATTCAAATAAATATCTGATTCAGTCGCTTGTACTTTCAAAGTCCATTGGATAGGGTCTACACCGTCTACTGAATCTGTTTCTGATTCTTTTGTAGCTTCTGCTGTTGGTCTCAAATTTGGATAAATGACTACACGGTAACCGTCAATAAACTCTCCTGTAACTTTATCACGTTTGCGCCCTTTAATAAGATACTGAACGCATTTCGGTTTCCAATTACCAGTAGGAGACCAACCCAAGCCATTTGCTGTTCTTTGTTGACCTAAAATATCTTCTTTAAGTGCTTGGTCTGTTTGAATAAATACCATTTCGCCTTGAAGTAAGGTAGCACCTTTTTTAACTCCATGGTCTGGTACGTCATCAGCTGGATAGCTATTAGTTTCCGCTTGGTCTTCCATTTCGCCAACTGATACTAAACCAGTTACAATTTTATGGTTAGTGAACTCTGGTTTTCCGTTACTTCCCTTGGCCATATCAGCTACGATTAGAGCTTCATTACCAAAGAAAATCTCACGTGAGTTATAATCTAATTTCATTTTTTATTTTCCTTTTTATTTTTTTATGCAGTACGTTTCCAATAATATATTGTTGTTGAACCGATTACTGCTGAACCGATATTTTCCCATTTGCCTGTGGAATATCCTGATGATGAACTTGAAGTATTTGTGACTACTGAGCCAACTGGGTGTGCTTCAGCGCAATCTATACCTATAACCGCAGGCTTGAGTAAGCCTGTAGCCCTATCAATTGATACTAACCCCATTGGTAGCCATTTGTAATCAGAACTTTTCTTATTTGGTTTAATGCTATTACTAAACCCTACATACTTTGGATAATCATCAATTGTAACTTCACTAGCTGAGGGCATCCAAGGAGTGGCGATTGGGCCTGGTTCTAGTTTAATTTCTTCAACTTCAAAAATATGCTTTTCATTAACAGCAGTTGCTATATCAAACCAACGTGGAATCGCTACATTGGAACCACTTGGAACAATAGTCGTGAGACTGAAAAAGTATGGTTTACCGTCATTTGGAATTACAAGGTTATCCTTAGTAGGATATGACCTAGATGTTCCGTAGAATGCTATTGAAATTGAGAAGTTTTTAATATCTACCGTTCCAGTATTTTTTATATAACAACTAAGTGTGATAGTATCGCCAACATTTACATTTATTGGTTTTGCGTAAGAGAAACCGCCTATACTGCCAATATCTCCGCCATTGTTAATTACTTTAATTCCATTATTAGAACTAACTGCTAACTCAGTATTACCTATTGGAACCCAAAATTCACTATCGATATATCCCTGAGTGATTTTCGTATTAGTCAACAAGTTCAAATTAGGATAAACAGTAGTGAAGCCGACCGTACCGTCTGCGCTTTTGGCATAGGCTGTTGTGTTTATAACTCCGTCACTTGTTGAAGTACCTCCATGTTCAATAGGAAGCACACCTGAAACTCCAATATTAGTTGCGTCATCAGTCCCGTCAAAGTATTGAAATGATGAGGACTGAAGATTTACTTGGAGCTTTCTAGGTGTTGCCAGTTTGAGTGCACTTACCGCGACGCCATTAAGTGGTAAACTGTTCGCTTGTGCTTCGGTAGCCTTTGCCATTGCATTTTTGGCTTCACTTTCAGCTTTATTTGCTGTTTCTTGAGCAGTTGCGACATTTTTATTTGTGATTGATAACTCTGATTGTTCAGCTTTTTCTGAAATTGCAATACCTTGTTTATCAACGGTAGCTTGTAAGTTGTCTAAATCAGTTTGATTGGCTTTTGTTGAAACAGTTGCTGATTGATTATTAACAGTATGCTGTAAACTTTCTAAATCAGTTTGATTAGCTTTAGGGTAATAATCTCCATTACTCATCAGAGAAATGTTACTTGTTAAAACTTTTACTGAATTTATTAGTTCAACAACTTCTGATTCACTGGCGTTACTTGCGATTGCGTCTAATAGCGACTTTATAGTCACTAAATTTTCGGGACTAATACCAAATGCTTCTACTTCATTTTTTAGCTCTGTCATTGCACTTTGTAAGCTCGTCATATCAGCTAAATTTGCTTTAAGCTCAATATTGCTCTTGTTTGAATCAGTTTGAGCATGTAAATCATTCAACTCACTACGCAGTACTTGTGGCATTTTTTCTAATAATAATTTCGTAAAATCATCAATATTATTATTTATTTTTTGAGCTAAAGCTGTAACCGTAGAATTATCTGATATAAATGTTAAATTCTTACTGACGATAACTTGCTCTAAGCTTTCATTAAGAAGAATCAAGTTCGCTTCAATAACTCCAACTTTTGTCATTTCGGTAGGAATTACCAAAATAAACTCTCCCTTAGCTAAGTCCTTAGGAGGAATCATAACAAAACCTGAATTACTGCTATTAGTATATTGATATGTAAGTTTTAACGAATGACCAGTTAAGTCAGTTTCAACTCCATTATCAACTATTTTAATTAATAACGTTCTAGCATTTACATCGCCTTGCATTGCTTGTATTGGCTGGGGAAAGTCTTTGTTGACTGTGTCCCATATAATCGTTCTATTTCTAAAATTATCTAAACTCATTAAAAAATACCATTATTGTTAATTTCAATCAA